AATTCCTTGTCAAACCTGTATAATACATAAGTCAACATTCAAAACAATGACTCTTGCAGAAAAATTCAAGAAAGACGTTCAAACCCTTCGTGGAGCAGCAAACGGAGACTTTTATCTTGATGTGAAGAATCCGAAACTTTACAAAAAAGTCCGCCGTTACTATGAAAATGAAGGTGTAGTATTTTCTGGTGATCCTCTTGATGACTATGAGATTCTTATGGAATACGTTCTTGCCGATCTTGAAACTGTTGAGGTTGCTTGATGAATGTAGTAAGAAAACCAACCGTTCTAATGGAGCGGTTTCCATATCGTTATGTTCAGGTTGGAACTTTAGAGATTAATGGAAAACCTGATTGTCGTATTCAAAAAGTAGATTCCTATACTGGCAGGTATCGTGATATGTATCTCTGCGATAATGAGATGCAACTAATGACTGCTATGGAAGACTTTAATTATACTAAATGGTTGGATCCAGATAGAGTACCTGCATATGTTCATGATGATGAAGACACGGATGGTCTATAACAGCACTGGTCGGGAGCAAACCCCTTATGGCAAAATCTGATTTGCTTCGGTGGATTGGAAACATTCTTCTTATAATTGGTTATCAAACTATGTTGTGGGGAGATTTTAAATTTGGTTTATTTGTAAAAATTATTGGAGGATTACTCACAATACCTTTTGCGATTAAACTTAAACTTTGGGATGTACTATTCTTATGTGCATTCTTTGGTATTACCGAGATATCAAAGTTATCCCAACTTTTCCTAGTTCAGTAAAACTAGGTGGTGGAGTCAAGTATGACCCTATTGTGAGTTTCTTGCTTCTCTCAAGAGCAAGTGGTGCGGATGGGACTCTCTCCCGCCTGGTTTCCAATTTCCAGTCAAAGAATTGGTGGCGAGCCTGAATTACCAAAGGTGGGTTGCATAAACCCACCTTTTTTAGTATAATCTTATTAGAGATTTTTTGTATATGAAAATTGGATTTAATTGTAGTTCATTTGACTTGTTTCATGCTGGACATGTCACTATGCTTAAAATGGAAAAAGAAATGTGTGACTATCTTAAGGTAGCACTTCAAGTTGATCCGACTATTGATCGTCCTGGAATTAAAAACAAACCAACACAATCTGTATATGAACGATACGTTCAATTACAAGCTTGTAAGTATGTTGATGAGATTTTAGTTTATGAGACTGAAGAAGATCTTCTAAATTTGATTCAAACTCAAACAATTCATGTCAGATTTTTAAGTGAGGAATATAAAGATATTGATTTTACTGGTAAACAGTATTGTATTGATAATGATATTGAAATTTATTATCATCTAAGAAGGCATAAATATTCTTCGACAGAAATCAGAAATAGAGTATATCAGTTAGAAAAAAGGAAGAGAGATGAAAAATTAGAGGGGAATGTGCTTGAGCAGTATTCTCCAGAACTCTTAGAAAAGTACTCAGTTAAAAATGATCAACTATGACAATTTTAGTTACGGGTGGGGCAGGATTTATTGGGAGTAATCTTCTACATCACTTGGTTAGTACTGTGGAAGATAAGATTATTTGTGTTGACAACCTGACTTATGCTGCTGATTGGCACAATATTCCAGATCCTGTTATACTTTATACAACAGATATTGCTGACGAACATAACTGCGAATATATTTTCAAAAAATATAAACCAAAAACAGTTTTCCATCTAGCAGCAGAGAGTCATGTAGATAATTCAATTAAAGATTGTGCTCAGTTTATTCATACCAATATTAATGGGACAGTCAATCTACTTAAACTTTCTCTGAAGTATGAAGTTGATCGTTTCATGCATATCTCAACTGATGAGGTTTATGGAACCATAGAGGAAGATTCTTTTACTGAAAAATCAAACTACAATCCCCGCAATCCCTATTCTGCATCAAAGGCATCTAGCGATCATTTTGTAAATGCATTCCACAACACATATGGATTACCTACAATTATCACTAATTGCTCAAACAACTATGGACCTAGACAATATAAAGAAAAACTAATTCCACAAACAATTCTTAATTTGCTTGAAGGTAAAAAAGTTCCTATCTATGGAGATGGTAAACAAATTCGTGATTGGTTGTATGTTCAAGATCATTGCGAAGCACTTGTTGAAGTTTGGAGTCGTGGAAGAGTAGGACAGAAATATAATATTGGCGGAGAGTGTGAGATAAAAAATATTGATCTAGTCAGAATGATTCTTGATTATTTGAACATGAATGAAGATATGATAGAATATGTACAAGATCGTCCAGGACATGATCGTAGGTATTCCACAAGCATTACCAAAATACGTCATGAAATTAAATGGGCTCCTCGTTTTAACATTGAAGAAGGTTTAGAAAAAACTATTAAATGGTATGAATGCAATCGGAACAACTCTTAAAGACGTTTATATCATCACAAACAAAAAGTTTGAGGATGATCGTGGATTCTTTATTGAAGTCTTTAATGATAAAAAATTTGAACAAATCACAGGTGTAAAAAACTTCGTTCAAGATAATCATTCTCAGTCAGTAAAGGGAGTTCTAAGAGGACTTCATTATCAGGTTGAAAAACCTCAAGGAAAATTAGTTCGTTGTACTTCTGGTATTGTTCTAGATGTAGTTGTAGATCTTCGTGTTTCTTCTTCTACCTTTGGAAAACACGCAAAAATTTTACTTGATTCTAACGATAAACAAGTTTGGGTTCCTGCTGGGTTTGCTCATGGATTCTATGTTTTATCTGATCAAGCTGAAGTAACCTATAAGATCACTGATTATTATTATCCAGAACATGAAAGAACTCTTCTTTGGAATGATTCAGTTCTTAATATTGATTGGGGGGTAGACGGAGATCCAATTCTTTCTCCAAAAGATAAACTTGGCAAAACATTTATTACTTGTGAAAAATATGTCTGATAAAATTTCTGTTTATGGTGCCACTGGTTTTATCGGAGGCACTTTTTGTGACATGTTTCCAGAAGAAGTAATTCAAATACCTAGGGAAAAGAGAGAACCAGAATCTAAAAATATCTTATATTTAATCAGTACTATCTCAAACTATAATGTATTCGACAATTTGCATTTAGATGTAGATACAAATCTTACTGTGCTCTTAGATGTACTTCAGCATTGCAAAGATAATGATCTAGTTTTTAACTATGTCAGTACTGGATTTGTCTACGGTCCTGATATTGTTTACGCAAAAGAAGACGATTCATGTGATCCAAGAGGGTTTTATTCCATTACAAAAAGAACAGCAGAGCAGTTATTGATTTCATTCTGTAAGACTTTTGGCGTTAAGTATCGTATTTTGAGAATTGCAAATGTCTATGGACAAGATAAAACTATTTCTGCTAAAAAGAATGTGCTTGGATTTTTGATTGAGTTGATGAAACAAAATGAACCAATCACTTTATATGATGATGGTATGCAACTTCGAGACTATATGCATGTAAGCGATATTTGTAGAGCACTTAAACTTGTAATAGATAAAGGAGAAGTCAATGAAATTTATAATATTGCAAGTGGAACTGCTTTGCCGTTTAGAGAGATTATTGAAATGGTAAAGAAAAATCTTGGGAGTGAAAGTGAACTTCTTTCTGTAGAAACACCGAAATTCAATCAAATAGCACAGGCAAAAAACTTTGCTTTGAATGCAGATAAACTTAAATCTTTAGGATTTGTGCAACAGATTTCTTTAGAAGAAGGCTTGCAAACTGCCTGTTTATAAAGTACAATATATACTAGGAGTAAATTATTCATCTATGAGTGACTATAAGAAAACAGCACTTGTTCTTGGTGCTGGTGGTTTCATTGGCAGCCACATGGTAAAAAGACTACGAGCAGAAGGTTATTGGGTTCGTGGTGTAGATCTTAAGTACCCTGAATATTCTGTGAGTGAAGCAAATGAATTCATTCTTGGAGATCTGAGGGACTTGAGATTTGTTCAACGTTGTATTCGTTACGCAGGTCCGTACAATAATTTTTATGCATCAATTGTAGATAAATTTTTAGAACCTTTTGATGAGATCTATCAGTTTGCAGCTGATATGGGTGGTGCAGGTTTCGTATTCACTGGGGAAAATGATGCTGACATCATGCATAATTCAGTGACTATTAATTTGAATGTACTGGAATCTGTACGTCAGTTTAACGAATTGAAAGAGATAAACAAAACTAAGATTTTCTATTCTGGTTCTGCTTGCATGTATCCAGAGCACAATCAACTCGATCCTGATAATCCTGATTGCCGTGAAGAATCCGCATATCCAGCAAACCCAGATTCGGAGTATGGATGGGAAAAACTCTTCTCTGAACGTTTATACTTCGCTTACCATCGTAATCACGACATCCCTGTTAGGGTTGCTCGCTACCACAATATCTTTGGACCTGAAGGAACGTGGAATGGTGGACGTGAAAAAGCTCCCGCAGCAATCTGTCGTAAAGTAGCTTATCTACCTGAAGTTGGCGGTGCAATTGAAGTTTGGGGAGATGGATTGCAAACACGATCTTTCCTTTATATTGATGAGTGTATTGAGGCAACTCGTCGTTTGATGGATTCTGATTTTATTGGACCTGTGAATATTGGTTCTGAAGAGATGGTTACTATCAATCAACTTGTTGAAACTGCCGCAAAGGTTGCTGGCAAACCTGTACAAACTCGACATAAACTGGATGCTCCTCTTGGAGTTCGGGGACGTAATTCCAATAATGATCTAATTCGTGAGAAACTTGGTTGGGATTACTCGCAATCTCTTGAAGAAGGTATTCGTAAGACATACACTTGGATTCAATCTCAAATTTCTGAAATTGAGTATCGTCCATTTCACCATCCTGTTTAATTATGAAAATCACTATTTTAGGTTCAAGTGGACAGATTGGTGCCTACTTGACGGAGTATCTCCGCAATAAAGGACATGAAGTTACTGAGTTTGATGTTGTAAATGGTGAAGATCAAGATCTTACAAAGATTCCTAATTCTAAATTGATGCATGATATTCGTCTTGCAGACTTTGTATTCTTCTTGGCATTTGATGTTGGTGGATCTAGGTATCTAAAGAAGTATCAGCATACCTATGATTTCATTAATAATAACACAAGATTGATGGCAAACGTATTTCAGTATCTTGCTGAATATCGTAAACCATTTGTATTTGCTTCGTCTCAGATGAGTAACATGAGTTATTCTCCGTATGGGGTATTAAAGAGAGTCGGAGAACTTTATACTCAGACTCTTGGTGGATTAACTGTAAAGTTCTGGAATGTCTATGGTGTAGAAAAAGATGCTGAAAAGTCTCACGTCATTACAGACTTTATTCGGAGAGGATTTGAGGAAGGTGAGTTTGAAATGATGACTGATGGAACTGAAGAAAGACAGTTCCTATATGCAGAAGATTGCTGTGAAGCATTGGAAACAATTATGAATTGTTACTCTGACTTCAAACCAACGGATCCTCTTCACATTACTTCTTTTAGAAATGATTCTATCAAGAGTGTTGCTGAAATTATTCAGGGACAATTCAATCTAATTGAAAGGTTTGATGTAAAAATTAAACCTGGAGTTGCTAAGGATAGTGTCCAGATGGACAAGAGGAATGAGGCAGATAATTACATCACTGGTTGGTGGATGCCCCAAACAACCCTTGATAAGGGTATTGCAAAAGTTTTTGATGAAATGAAAAAGGAGTACATCTAATGCCAATGTTAACTGTTGAAAAACTGAATAAAGTCGTAGAACATTTTGATATCGATGCAGATGAATATCCAATTTGCGTAGAGACTGGAACATATATGGGGGATACTGTTAGAAATATGCAACCGTATTTCAAACAGTTTCATACCATTGAGATTTCAATGGATCTCTATAATCATTTTCTTGCAACACATCCAGCCTATGGAAATGTTAAAGCTCATTACGGAGACAGTACAAATGTGATTCCAGAGTTACTAAAACAGTTTGATGAGACTGAAAAGTGTGTGTTTTGGCTTGATGGACATTTTTCGAATGGATGCACTTCAAAGGGAGAAAAGGATGTTCCTCTTCTAGAAGAGTGTAAAGCAATTGATGAACTTTACAAACCAGATGCTGGACTAATCTTGGTTGATGATCTTCGACTTTTTGGCACAACTCATGCAGAAGACTGGGAAGATATTACTGTAGAAAACGTTGTTGATTGCTTTACCAACTTTGATGTTCATCAGTTGTCTTTAGATTCTTTAGAAGAGGACTGCCTTTGTCTGTATATTACAAGAAAAGAGGTTGAATTTACTCAATGACGTATTCAGTTTCTCATTGGTCGGGGAGAGTTGGTAATAATATTCAACAAACTGCTAATGCTATTATGTTAGCTGAAGCAACAAAGAATACTTTTTCTCAATCTCTAGATCATGAAATCCTTGACAAATTTTCTATTACATTTGGAGAAAATCAAGACTCTGGATCTGGTAGATTTTATACTTGGGAACCAATTGTAAATTGTGGTAATAAAACTCTTGATGGTGGGAATGAGATTGGTGTGAGTAAAGATCATGCATATTCAAATATGAGAAGAGTGTGTAAAGACTACATTTACCCACACCTCAAAGTTCCTGAATTAGAACCATTTGATGATGATACTCTAGTCATTCATATTCGTGGCGGAGATATCATTGCCCATGAATATTCAAAAGAGGAACCACATAACTATGTTCAGAATCCTTTGTCATACTATCTTGCTTTGATTGAGGATTTTGGAAACGTAATCGTTGTTGCAGAACCTGAAAATAATAATCCAGTTGTTCCTGAATTGAAAAAGATTGATAGATTAAAATTTCAGTCTTTATCTATTGCTGAAGACTATGCAACTCTATTAGCAGCAAAAAATCTAGCAACTGGTGGAGTTGGAACTTTTGCAGTATCAGCAGCATTATGCTCAAAGAATATCAAAAATCTTTTTGCATCTAGTGCATACTTGACAGAGCATTTAAATTGCTCTATGCTGTGTAATACAGATGTTACAGTTTATGAGGTAGAATTGCAGGGATATATTCCAGTATATCCTTGTAGTTGGCTAAATGATACTGAACAAAGAAAATTAATGTTAGAATATCAATTGCCAGAATGAAAATATTTGTAACTGGATGCGCTGGACTTCTAGGCGCAAATTATACAAGACACCTAATTCAAAATAATCATCAAGTTATTGGTATTGATGATCTCTCTGGGGGATACAAAGCATTTGTGCCCAAGGGAGAAAATTTTACTTTTGTAAAACTCAACCTTGAAAAAAGGAAAAAAGTTGTAGAACTCTTTGAAGAACATAAACCAGAAATTCTAGTTCATTTTGCCGCTTATGCTGCAGAAGGATTGTCTCCTTTTATTCGTAATTTTAACTATCGTAATAATTTGGTTTGCTCTGCAAATTTAATTAATGAGTGCATTGCTCATGATACAAAGGTAATCTTCACTTCAAGTATGGCTGTTTATGGTGAGCAGGAACCTCCATTCACTGAGGACAAAAAACCACAACCAATTGATCCATATGGTATCGCTAAGTATGCTGTAGAGTGTGACTTAAAACTGGCACATGAGCAATTTGGACTTCGTTATAACATTGTTCGTCCTCACAATGTTTTGGGAGTATACCAGAACATTTGGGATAAGTATCGTAATGTGATTGGTATTTTTATTCGTAAGGCATTGAATGGAGAACCAATTCTTGTTTATGGAGATGGAGAACAGACTCGTGCTTTCTCTGATATCAAATATTACATGGAACCATTTGATAAACTTCTCACTGATTTTGACGGAGAGACATTTAATATCGGAGCAGATAAGTACTTTTCATTAAATGAAGTTGCTAAAACTGTTCAGTCGATTGCTAAAAAATATGGATATGAGGTTCCAATTGAATATGGTGAACCACGTCACGAAGTAAAACATGCTTATTGTGATCATACAAAAGCAAAAACTATGCTAAACTTTAGGGATGAAACTAATCTCTATGATTTAATTGAAAGTGTATTTGTTTGGGCTATGACTCAACCAAATAGAAAAGTTAAAAAAATGGACTATGAAGTCACTAAGAACATCTATGATTATTGGAGAAACTAATGATTAACCCAGAATATATAAATCCTAATACTTACTTTAAAGAGAACTGCGAAAATCTTAGAGTTAAATTTGATACTGCAGAAAATATTGAGCAAAACTACTCACAGTCTCTTCAAGACATTTTTGTTTTGAGTGTTCTTGACGGTAAAAGAAATGGCACATACCTTGAAATTGGTGGTGCTGATGGTATTGGAATCAATAACACTTATCTTTTAGAATCTCAATACGATTGGACTGGTATTGCTTTTGAGTGGTTGGAACCAGGTTGGAACAGTTATGTATCCAAAAGAAAAAATCCTTGCCTATGTGAAGATGCTACAAAGGCAGATTATTCAAAGATCTTAAAAGAGTATAATTTTCCTAAGCAAATTGATTTCTTACAGGTTGACATTGAACCAGCACAACAGACTTTGGATTCTCTCAAGGCACTTCCTCACAATGACTATAGATTTTCTGTAATTTGTTTTGAAACTGCAATTTACATCGGACAAGATCCTCATGTTCAACAAGAACAAATTGATTTACTAGAATCTCTTGGATATGTTTTGATTGCTAAGAATGTTTCTAATGTTGGTAATGATCCATTTGAAGATTGGTGGGTTGATCCAACTGCAGTTGATATGGATAGACTTATCCCTTATATTGAAGGTGGATTTACTGGCAGTAGAGAAAAGCGTTGTCTAGAAGTCATTTACAAAGGTTAAACTATGAAAGTATTTGATTCGTTCATTTTTTTCAATGAATTGGATTTGTTGGATCTTCGTCTCAATATTCTAAACGATGTTGTTGATTATTTCGTTTTGACTGAATCTCCTTTTACAGTAAGTGGAAATGAGAAACCATTGTTCTATCAAGAAAATAAAGATAGATTTGGTAAGTTCAATGACAAGATCATTCACAATATTACTGAAGAAATTCCTAATGACTTTAGCCAATATCTTGTTAAGAAACCTTTTCACACTGACTATAGCACAACTGACGAAAGCGGAACACGTTACATTGATCTCCCTATTCGTTTTCAGAGAGCTGTTTACAATCGTGAATGCAGTGCTTACGGACTTGTTAAAGCGGGGGCAACTGATGATGACATTGTGATGACAAGTGATGCGGATGAAATCATTAATCCATATGTGATTGATGATCTGGATTGGTTTGATCCAACATGTAATTATGTTGCTCTACAAAGAGCGTTCTATTTCAAACTCAACTATTTGTACGAAGAGAATTGGAAAGGGACAAGACTTTCTACCTTCAAGCATTTGAAGACAACCACTGTAGATCGTTTACGTACCGATTGGAGAAAGGCATATCTGATTGAAAATGCTGGATGGCATTTCAGTTTCTTGGGTGATGCAGATAATGTTCGCCTAAAACTTGCTTCATACGAGCATACAGAAAATAATATTTCTTCTAATGTTGATAATATGGAGCAAAGAATTGAAGAAGGACTAGATCCCATTGGAAGATCAAATCGTCTTAATGCTGTTCCCATTGATGATTCTTACCCAGAATACATTATTAATAATCAGGAAAAGTATGCTGAATATATTAAGTCATGGAATTGATTGAGGGAGTAGCACTTTCAAACCTTTGTGATTATTCTTTTGGAGATCAGTCTGGGAAGTGGGGTAATATTTACACTTCTTTTATGAAAGAAGCAAATCTCCTTAATGTTGAATTTGTATCTAAGTTATTTGAAGTAAAGAAAAGTCGTGATTATATGACTTTGTTTATTGATAACATTCGTTTATACAAAAGGAATATTGTAGAAGTAAGCGAATCTGATCGTCCATATGTAGATTCCCTTCACTCTAAGAATGATCTACTTCATCTATGTGGAAATTTTCCAGATATGAAGTTCATCATTTTTACAAATTTAGAGGATACTCCTATTGACGATTTCATCTTTGATTCTATTCCTGAGAATGTTTTGTGCATTTCCGCAGTAAATGCTATCTCTCATGGATGTAAAGTAATTCCTGCTCCCTATGGTGTGCAGAGAAGAATGTCCCCACAAGATGGAAGAATTGAAGATCTCAAAGAATATATGATGTTCCCTGAACCATCTAAACTTAATTTACTTTATGTAAGTCATAACGAAAGTTCCCATTCAGATAGAGTAGGAATCAAATCATTGTTTGTTGGTAAAGATTGGGCAATAGTAGATGAGCAAAGAGTTGAGTATAGAGAATTCCTTTCAAAACTTAGAAGATGTAAATTTATGTTATGTCCAAGAGGGTGTGCCATAGATTGTCATCGTAATTGGGAAGTTCTTTATATGAAAAGAGTTCCAGTAATGAAACGTCATCCATATCTTGAAGTTTTATTTAAAGATTATCCCGTCCTTTTTGTCGATACTTATTCTGATATTACAGAAGAACTATTGATTGCCAATGAGAATCTATATCAAGAAGTAAAAAATATAAATCATGAAGAGTTGATTTTATCAAACTTCTATAATAAAATTGTATCCAATAGCTTAATTTAAAATGCCATTTTCTCCATTTAACTCCATTGAGATTGAATTTTTTAATAGAATTAAAGAAGATATTTCTGTTGTATTTGATATCGGATTGCGAGATGATATTGATTACTTGAAAAATTCTTTTGATAAATATAGAGAATTTCATATGTTTGAACCAGACCCAAATTTTGTTCTGAGTTGTTACAAACAACTTGAAGAACTTGAAGCTCCTGATGATGTTGAAAATGAAGTTTATTTTAATACTTTTGGATTAGGAGAACAAGAAGGAGAATTGGCATATTTTCCAAACACGCAATCATTTGTTTTCAGGACTGTTCATACAACATCTCAAGATGTAGGAATATCTTTCCCAATCAAAACTCTAGATGGTTATTGTAAAGAAAAGGAAATTGAAAATATTGATTTTCTAAAAATAGATATTGAAGGAATGGAGATTGATTGTTTTAATGGTGGTAAAGAGATTTTAAATAAAGGAACAAAGGTAATTCAATTTGAATTTGCTTCCACCATGTTAGATAGAAAAATTTCTCCGGAAGATTATATTGGTTGGTTTGATAAAAATATTTTTGATTTATATCTCCTTAGAGTTTCTCCAGAGCATCCGTATTATCCTTTAAATGATAAACTCCTAACTCCTCTGAGCGAAGATGTGTATCAAGTTATTAGGCAGCATATGGTAGAGGCAAGTGGATGTAATATGGTTGCTGTTAGAAAAGAATACTCTGAAAAAATCCTTTCACTTGCAAATAACTGAAAATGACAAATAGAAAATTAGTAGTATCAAATTATTGCACGGATCTTGAGTGGTTAAAAACTACATATGACTACGGTTTCTCTTCTCAGAATACCGTAATATATTCCAGAACTCCTGACGAGTATGGGGAAGACTTTTCTCATCTTGGAGAGTACATTAAAAGTCCAAATGTTGGAGAAAATATCTATGATATATTTCGGTTCATAATTGAGAATTATGAATCACTTCCTGATATGAGCATTTTCATTAAAGGAAATTTATTTTCCAGAAAAAAAGATCAAACACATAATCATCCAAAACCTGGGGAAGATTATGAGATTGATGAGTTTTACTATACAACCAGAGAAAAATTTGCAGAGGCTTTACAGACTGATAAGTTTTTACCTATTGATAGGTATCATCCAACCTCTTTAGTTGGAGAAAATGAAACTTTTGCTCAACCTGTTCATTATGCTAATTTTTATTATAATAATGATGTAGAGACAAGATACTTTGGAGATTTTCATGAAATATCTGATGCATTTTTTGTTGATCCTCCCAAGAGAGATGTAATTCAATTTGCTCCTGGTGGTAACTATGCAGTTCCAAAAGAAATTATTTTAAAATATAGTAAAAGTTTCTATCAGAAACTTCAAGAGATCGTATCTTATGTACCAAATCCTCCATACGTAAGAACTTCTGGAGAGTCTTATTTGTGTGAAAGATTCTTATATTATATTTGGACAGAAAACTTGATTGAAAAGCAATGATCACTTTAACTACAATTTTGTATGAGAAAAACTTTAGATTTCATCTAAAAGAAAATTCTTGGTTTAGGAATTTCAAAAGCAACTATATTACTAAAAAAAGATTACTCGTTAATAATTTAAATTCAACTCAAGAATTTGAGGATATTTTAAATGAACTTTATGATTCAGATGAGGTAGAATTAGTTTATGTGAGTGATCATGCTAGTGAAGCAATTGATTTTTTTAAATTAAATACGCAAGAGGGAGACTTGGGATATAATTACACCGTCCCGTATTTTGTAAATATTCTAACTTGCACAACACCATATTTCTTTAACGTTAGTTCTGATTGTTGTGTTGATATTTGTGTAAAGGATAGTTTCTTTGAAAAATCAATACGTCTTTTGGGTGAAGATAACAAGTATGTTGTTACAAGTTTACCTACCGAAAAAGATTGGAGTATTCATGGATATCCAACATTTACTTCATGGGAATCTGAACAAATACATGGTAGAGGTATAACATGCCAAGGAGAGTGGGAACAAGTCAATGTTCCTGGGTTTACTCCTGAACAGGAACTTGAAGATTTTTGGTGTAGTGCAACATTTTGGGATGGAGTCTTTATAGGGAATGTTCAAAAATTAAAAACAATTGATTATCAAGAGTGCGTTGGATCAAATTCTATTCAGGCAGTGGCTCCATATGGAGGTAGAGGTGCTTTTGAAAATAGAATTGCAGACTATTTGATGTATAACAATGTTCATCGTGCAATGTTAAAAAGTAAAACTCAGTATGCCATGCACACCAACTCAGCACCTTGACTATCAATTCAAATTATGTTATCGTAGTAGTACGTTAAATTGCAAATATGTATCAACTTATTGAAAAATTTTTGGAGTCCTCTAAAGAAATAGAGGATAATATTTTTCCTTTCATTGCAAATAAAAAGAACTTTAATCCAGAGACAGATTCTGTTTATTACTCTGGACCTTACTGGGATGACAGCGAAATCATTGAGATTATCCATTCGGTAACGATGGGTAAGTGGTTGTCTTCTGGTGAAAAGGTACATAAATTTGAACGTGAGTTCTCTAAAAAGTTTAACTTTAAGCATTCTGTGATGGTGAACTCTGGTAGTTCTGCCAACCTAGTAATGTTTGCTGCCCTTAAGAAGCATTTTGGGTGGAAAGATGGTGACGAAATCATTGTGTGTGCTTGTGGATTTGCAACTACCATTGCTCCTATTGTACAAAATGGACTTAAACCAGTCTTTGTAGATATTGATTGGAGTGATCTTAACTGGGATCTTGAGGAAGTTGAAAAGAAAATTACAAGCAGAACTGTAGCAGCAATCTCATCTCCTGTTCTTGGCAATCCTTATAACGTAAACAAGTTTGTTGATCTCTGCCGAAGAAATAGCATTGCTGTTATTGCAGACAATTGTGATAGTCTGGGTAGCAAGTGGAGTGGAAGTTATCTGACTGATTATGCAGTTGCTGCTTCATGTTCCTTTTATCCTGCTCACCACCTCTGTACAATTGAAGGTGGTATGGTTTCTTCCAATGAGAAAGAGATTGTAGATCTTGCACGTAGTTTTGCCTGGTGGGGTAGGGATTGTTACTGTGTTGGCGCACAGAATCTTCTGTCTTGTGGAACTTGTGGTAAGAGATTTGATCGTTGGCTGAAAGACTATGATGGTATAGTTGATCACAAGTATATCTTCTCCAACATGGGTTACAATCTCAAACCACTGGATCTACAGGGTGGTGTGGGATCTGTACAACTCACGAAGTTTGAAGAGATCCATAAACTCCGTAGGAAGAATAAGGAAGCAATCCAGTCTATTCTGGAAAAGATCCCTGGTGTTCGTGTTGTAAATGAACTTCCCCAGGCTGAAACAAGTTGGTTTGGAGTTCCTACCATTTGTGATACCAAAGAACTTAAGGAATCTTTGGTTGCTTTTCTTGAAAAGAATAAAGTTCAAACTCGCAACTATTTTGCTGGTAACATTCTTCTACATCCAGGATACTCTCATCTAGATGATGCTAAGAAGTATCCAAAAGCAAATCAAGTTTTGGATAAAGTATTTTTCCTTGGTTGTTCTCCTACAATCAATGACTCTATGATTGATTATATTGATCAAGTAGTTACTAAATTTATTGGTTGATATGGTTATCACTGAGTTTTACCATGGACAAGGATTTGGAAATCAACTTTTTGCCTATGTAGTGACGAGAATGATTGCACACAAACGTGGATTTGAATATGGATTTTCGGGGTTAGAAAATTTCGGAGATAGAAGATTCAATGATAAAGGTGTGTACTTTATGGATCTTGATTTGGGAAAGGAAGTGTCTGGGGGATTTAGTCCTCCAGGAGGTCCTCCAGAATCTTTACCTGAAGGCATTGACAATTATTATAGAGAATATCGGCATGGACTTCATACTGATCCATACCTCCAAACTGATATACGTTTGACTGATAAGAATCTTTTTCAAATTCCTGATAACACAAAAATTGATGGAAGTTTTCAGTCAGAAGAATATTTTTATGATGAGATTGATTTGGTAAAGAAATGGTTAAAGGTTAATTCAGACTATAACCACTATGATACGAATGGTGAAAATATTTGTATCATAAATTTTCGTGGAAGTGATATGATTGGTAATCCAGGATGTTGGCTTCCTCGTTCTTATTATGATAATGCTATAAGAGCCATGTTGGATTACAATCCCAACATGGAGTTTGCTATTATTACAGAAGATGTAAAAACTGCAAATCTAGTTCTTCCGGAATATCCAGCATATCATGAGAGTGTGGCATGGGATTATGTTGCCATAAAAAATGCCAGGCATGTAATTTGTGGAGCATCTACTTTTGCTTGCTGGCCTTTATGGACAAGCGATACTTTAGAGTATTGCATTGCACCAAAATATTGGTTTGATCACAATAGATCCCAAGGATGGTGGTCTCTTGGATCAAGCATATATAGTTATCCTAGCCACTATATGGATAGGGAGGGAAGACTTTTTTCTCCCGAACAATGTAGGAAGGAATGGGAAGAATATAAAATTGTTTCAGATATCTATCAAGGTGACTTATGATTCGTTTGCCAAATGTGACACTTTTTTGTTTATCATCTAATAATGTTCCAGGAGCACTTTTTGCTCTTCAGCATAGTATGAAGGGTATTGAGTTTGGAAAAGTAAAACTCATTACTCACGAAGATCCTGGAAATCTTCCCGAAGGAATTGAATTTTGCAAATCATTGCATGAGATCAGATCAATTCATGAGTACAATTATTATTGTATTTACAATTTATCTCAACACATTGATACTGAATATTGTTTGCTTGTTCAACCCGATGGATTTGTAATCAACCCAGAAAAATGGGATGATGATTGGTTTAATTATGATTATATCGGTGCTCCTTGGATGATTGCTCCCGATGCTTATTTGGATCCGTGGGGTAAAGGACATCGCGTTGGTAATGGTGGATTCTCTTTCCGCAGCAAAAAACTTCTTGATGTCCCCAAAAGAGCATACGTTCATTTTGATGTAAACTGGGGAGACTTTTATAAACATATGGGAGTTGGATTTACATCAGAAGACGGCATTATTTGTGTACATAATCGACATGTTTATGAGGCAGTTGGATGCAAGATCGCTCCAATTGAAGTTGCGGCTAGATTCTCTCACGAAAAACAACTTCCCGAAACAGAAGGAATTACTCCTTTTGGTTTCCATTATCATTTACCACCAGGAACTGTCCTTTAAAGAAAAATGTCACTACAACAAACCAGAGATAGAATTGTAGATAACTACAATCCTGCAACTAGATTGACAATGCTAACTCCAGAATTGCTTGACAATATTGAGTATTGCATTCGTGATGTAGTTGAAAATAATGTTCAGGGAGACTTTATTGAATGTGGTGTATGGAAAGGAGGAGCCTGCATATACGCTTATTATGTCCTTAAAGAACTTAATGAGAAAAGAAAGGTGTATGTTGCAGATTCTTTTCAGGGACTTCCATCACCAAATGTTGAGTTATATCCTCATGATGAGGGAGATATTCATTACAGTTACCCAGAACTTGCAGTGTCTGTTGAAAAAGTAAAGGAAAATTTTAGGATTTTTGGTGAAATTGATGACAGTGTGATTTTTGTAGAAGGATTTTTTAGAGATAGTCTACCAGAATGTGACATAGAAAAGATTTCTGTGCTAAGATTAGATGGAGATATGTATGAATCTACATGGGAATCTTTAATTTATCTTTATCACAAATTAGAAGTCGGTGGATATTGCATCATTGATGATTATTCGGGGGTTAGGGGTTGCACAGTAGCTGTTGATGAATTTAGAAAAAAATATGAAATAGAAGATGAAATAAAAATGTGCCAACCAGAACCATGCGAAAGCGGGTTTCATCCAGCATCTGTTTTTTGGAAAAAGACGAAACAAATTAGTATTTGAAAATTATGATCGGACACAATCACTTAGGTAAAAACGGACGTTTTGGTAATCAAATGTTCCAATATGCGGCAACAAGAGGTATTGCTGCAAGACATGGATATGATTGGTGTATTCCACCAGGTCCTGCTACTGATGAAGAGTTTACTGATGAAGAGAACCAACACAAACTCTTCATGGCATTTCAACTACCTTCAGTAAAGGCAGTAAACTTGTTTCCTGCACCTTATCGTGAAGAAGGTAGTTTCACATTTGATCAGGATTTGTTTGACAACTGTGAAGATAATATTAATCTTTATGGTTATTTCCAGTCAGAAAAATATTTCAAACACATTGAACAAGAAATTCGTGAGGATTTTACTTGGCGTGATGATGTATGGAATATGTGTAAAGAAATTTTTGATGGCATTGTTCCTGATGGAAAAGCCATTTCCTTACATGTACGACGCACTGATCATCTGATCAAACCAACGTATCATGCTCTACTTCCTATGTCATATTATGAAGAAGCACTCTCACATTTTGATTCGGATCTTCCAGTTCTCGTTTTTTCTGATGATCCTGAGTGGTGCTCTCAGCAACCACTATTTTCGGGTGATAGATTCTTAATTTCGGAAGGTGGTGATAACATCACTGACATGTGTATGATGTCTATGTGTTCTCATAGTATCATGGCAAACTCAACATTCTCCTGGTGGGGTGCATGGTTGGCTGGACATGATAATGTAATTGGACCTACGATGTGGTTCGGTCCAGATGGACAAGATCCAAGAGATGTATTTGTTGATCGTTGGAAGTATCTTGATGTAGACTTCAATGATTGTCCATCTACAACAGCAGAGGCAAAGGAGGTTGGGGTTGTAAAGTCATGAGTGAGATTTCGGTATGTATCCCAACCTATGAATTTAGAGGTGAGGGAGTAAGATATCTTTCAGAAATTTTTGATGGATTAAGAAAACAAACATTTCAAGACTTTGAAATTGTAATTTCTGATCACAGTAAAGATGATGAGATCCATGACTTTTGTGAAAACAATAGCGAAGAGTTTTCTATCACTTACATGAAGAACCCAAATGATAGAGGGTATCAAGCTTCAAACATCAACTGTGTAATTGAAAATGCTGAGGGAAGGATTATTAAGTTAATCATGCAAGATGATCTTTTCGTTGACGATGCTGCACTTGAAAAGATCAAAAATGCTTTTGATGAAAGCGGATGTAAATGGTTGTTTCATGGATTTACTCACACTACAGATGGTGTAGAAACTCATAGAGATTGTGTGCCTGAGTGGGCAGAGATGTTACTTGAGGGAAACAACTTACTGGGTAGTCCATCTTGCGTGGCATTTCTAAATGAATCCAAAATGTATTTGGATCGTAAGTTAAAACTTTTGGTTGATACTGAGTTCTATCATAGAATGAGAATGGAGAATGGATTGCCATGCATCATTCCTGATATTCTAGTTGCCAATCGTGAGCATGAGGCAAGAACGAGTGCAAGTGGAATTGACTATGATGTAGTTCTTCAGGGAACTGATGGGAGAAGATGGTTGGTAAATAGTGAGGAACTTAATTATCTGCATCAGAAACACGCAGACTTTTATGAATTGAGGAGGTATCCAGATGAGACATGATCTAACAAAGGCAACTTTTATTATTCCAGTCAGAGTTGAAACAGAAGATAGACTGAGAAATGTTGTTACTACAACTGCATTTCTTTTAGAAAATTTTGACACTAACATTATTATCAAAGAGGTTGATAGAGAATCTCATATTGACAAACATGTAATCCCAATCCTAAAAGAAATTCTTGATGTGGATGTGAATATTGATCATATCTTTGAGTGGAGTGAATCTGAATCTTTTCATCGCCAAAAAATACTAAATGAAATGTTGGCAAAAGCAACTACAGAAGTTGTTATTAACTATGACTGTGATGTTATTCTTCCCATTGATTCATATCTGACAGCGTATAATGCAATTTTGAATAAAACATATGACGTTGTTTATCCATATGGACATGGAAATTATCAAAAGCAAGTTGATGCAGATGATGATATAGCTTCAAAATTTTTAGAAACTGGAGATTATACCATTCTTGATGAAAAATCAAACATTCATACCTCAGATTTTGGTTGGGCACAATTCTTTAATCGTCAAGTATATCTTGATGGATATATGGAAAATGAAAATTTTGTAGCCTATGCCCCAGAAGATAAGGAAAGATTTTACAGATTTGTAACGTTAGGTTATAATGTAGGAAGAGTTCAAGACTTTGTATATCATTTAGAACATGCAAGAGGAGAAAACTCTTGGACACATAACCCACACATGGAATCTAATCATTATGAATGGGTAAAACTTTCTAGGATGAACAAAGAGGAATTAACTGAGTATTATTCAAAGCAAGATTACTTAAAGAAATATGTTAGCGTTTAATCAAATTGGGAATCTGGGAAGACTTGGAAACCAGATGTTTGAGTATGCAGCTGTAAGAGGAATTGCGGCAAGACATGGATATGAATGGTGTATCCCCCCATTTAATCGAACTGGTATTGAAAATTACAGTCTTCAGCAGTGTTTTAAGTTAGAATCAGTAAATGAAGATAACCTTAATTTTGTCGAGCATTATCAATATGTTGGGGAAAGATTCTTTCATTTTGATGAAGAACTATTCGATCAGTGCCCTGATAATGTAAGTCTTCATGGATTTTTTCAGTCTGAAAAATATTTCAAACACATCTCAGATGAAATTCGTAAAGACTTTACATTTCATGATGCACACTTGCAACCTTGTAAGGAGATGATAGACTCTGTAGAAGGAGAACCAATCATGCTCCACGTCCGTAGAGGCGATCCTAATTTAGTTGATCCTCGTGGATTTAAATGGAGTTATACTCAGTGCGGCGATCAACATCCAGTACAACCTCTTGAATATTATGAAGAAGCACTTTCAGAATTTGACGATAATCAACCTGTAATTGTTTTTTCTGATTCTCCAGAGTGGGTAAAAGAACAGGAATTTTTCTCAGATGATCGCTTTCTAATCTCAGAGCCTCAAGAGAAATATGATGATGGTTCATATACTCCATACGCAGATCTATGCTTGATGTCTTTGTGTTCTCATGCTATTATTGCTAATAGTTCTATGAGTTGGTGGGGTGCTTGGTTGATTTCAAACCCTAATAAAAAAGTTATCGCACCTAAGAAATGGTTTGGACCTGCCTATGCAGAGAAAGACACTAAAGATCTTTATTGCCCAGATTGGATAGTATTATGAACCGAATTACAGACTACGAAAAACTAAAAAATGACATTGTTAAATGGCTAGGTGATTATATCCTACAAAATCCCTCTGTTAAATCTTTTGTTGTAGGTGTATCTGGCGGAATTGATTCTGCTGTAGTTTCTACTTTGTGTGCAGAAACTGGACTACCCACTTACGTCCTTTCAATGCCTCTACATTCAAGTCTTGATAACGATAGACTTTCTGATGATCATACAAAGTGGCTTGAAAGTAACTACAGTAATGTTACTAGAATTCGTGTGGAACTTTCTGGTGTCTATGAAAAGTTTGTACATAGTCTTAATTGGTGGACTGATAGTACAGATTACACGAGTAATCCTCTTGCAAACGCTAATACAAAATCACGTCTTCGGATGGTAACACTATATCAGGTTGCTGGAACTGTAGGTGGCATTGTAGTTGGTACTGGCAATAAAGTTGAAGATTATGGTGTAGGGTTTTATACTAAATATGGTGACGGTGGTGTTGATATTGCACCTATCGCTGACTTATACAAAACTGAAGTATGGGAACTTGGAAGGCATCTTGGAGTAGATCAACGTATTATTGATGCTCCTCCCACAGATGGACTCTGGGAGGATAGTCGAACTGATGAAACTCAGATTGGCACCTCTTATCAACTACTAGAGTGGGTGATGGAATCTGGAGTGTGTAACTCACCTCTTGCTAATCCAGACAATCTTACGACATGGAAAGGACAAGAAATTACTGAAGAACAAAAAACAGCAATCAAGCAATATCAAAAATTCAACACCCAAAATAAACATAAAATGTTGTCTATTCCTACATTTAAACTATGAAGATTGGAGTTATCGGAGCTGGGAGACTGGGCATTTGTTTTGCCCTTCTTCTTGAGAAAGCAGGCTATGAAGTGATTGTTTCTGACTGCCGTGATGATTATGTCATTGGACTGAACAATAGATTCATCGCAACTAACGAACCTCAAGTAGCAGAGTTACTTGATGATGCTAAAAACTTTACAGCAGTTCTTGATAATGTTGAAGTTATCAAGCAATGTGATATTATCTACACACTTGTAGCAACTCCTTCACTACCTGACGGAAGCTATGATGTAAGTGCTGTGTGGCAAGTTGTCAATGATATTCAGTCTTGTGAATTCCCTTTGACTGGTAAAAGTTTTGTAGTTGGTTGCACCACTAATCCTGGAGATTGTGAAATGTTCCAGGAACAACTTAAATCATACGGAGTAGATGTATTTTACAATCCAGAGTTTATTGCTCAAGGATCTATTGTTAAAGATCTACAATATGCTGATATGGTTTTGGTTGGCGGTGAGGGACAACATCTTGGACAAATTAAAGATATCTATTCTAAGATTCAGATTAGTGAACCAAAGGTTTACTCAATGAGCACTACCGCAGCAGAGCTTGTGAAACTTGCTGTGAACTGCTTCTTAACAACCAAAATTAGCTATGCAAATATGGTTGGCGAGGTAATGACTCTTGCTGGATTGGAGAGTGAAATTGGAACTGTTCTGAATGCAATTGGTGCTGATACTAGGGTTGGTAATAAGTATCTAAGGTATGGATATGGGTTTGGTGGTCCTTGCCTTCCAAGAGATAATCGTTCTTTTGCCGCATACGCAAAGAAACTAGGACTACAGTATAATCTTGGTGCTACAACCGACGACTTTAATAACGAACATGCAAAGTTTCTAAAAAATTATTTTCTTAAAAAGAACGATAAGAACCTTCCATTTTATTTTCAGTATATTTCATACAAAGATGGAACAGATATTCTTACAGAAAGTCAGCAATATCGTCTTTGTTTAGATCTTCTTGACGAGGGATATAAAGTTTATGTTCTAGATAATCAAGCGATTATTGATCAGGTAAAGGACTATCTTGGGGAGAAATATGGCGATAGAATTTGTTATGGAATTCCCTGCGAAGAAGTATTTTGGATTGAACTATGAACGAACTGTTAGATAAAAATAAGTCGGTATATAAACTTAAAAATATCGGTCCTATCTATTATTTGAACCTTGACGGACAACCAGAAAGGCGTGAATATATGGAATCTCAATTTGAATATTGGGAGATTAAAAACTATACACGTATTTCTGCTTATGATGGTAGAAGCGATGATCTAAGTGATATTATCTCTGGAAGATATCCTGAGATGATGACTTCTGGGGAAGTTGGATGTGTAACATCTCATCTCAAAGCAATTAAACATTGGATGGAAACTTCTGATAGTCCATATGCAATCTTCATGGAAGATGATTGTAATTTAGATATTGTTCGTTATTGGAATTTTACTTGGGATGATTTCTATGCGAATATTCCTTATGACTGGGATGTGGTTCAGATTGCGATTATTTCTACAGGAAATATTCATGTCAAACTTCACAAGAGATTTGTGAATGATTTTTCTACTGCTTGCTATCTAATCACTAGGCATCATGCCGAAAAGTTGCTGAAGCATCATGTTCGTGGAGAAAAATATAAACTTGACAATGGAGTTAAGCCACGTCCAGTTGCTGATGATTTAATCTATAATTCTGGCAATACATATGCTATTCCTCTCCTTCTATACAGAACAGAGTTAGGATCTTCGATTCATCCTGAACATATTGATATTTTTCATAAGGGAAACTTTAATGCACAGTCTCAGTTCTGGGAACAGAATGGAGCAAATGTAGACATTCGTGATTTTATGCAGTATGATCCTTATCTTGGTAGGATGATAGAACCAGAAAATAATGCACCACAAGAACAATCCAATGCGTAAACTATTAGATCTAGGACATCAACCACTTGTTAATAATCTTTTTTATGGCAAGGAAGAGTCAATTAATGCCAAGCAATATCCGATGGCAGCAACGATTGATGAAGATTTAAAAATTCAATTAGATACTGCAATTCCATCTGAAGAGTTGTATGAAAAATATTTGTATCATTCTTCAGTTAATAAACCTTATGCGTATCATTGTCAAAAAATGTGGCATAGCATTAAACATCTAAAGCATGAAACGATCATTGATGTTGGTGGTAATGATGGTACATTATTAAAAGCATTTCGATCTCAAACGAAAGATCCTCTAAATCTAATTAATGTGGATGCATCATCTTCGTTTAGAGAAGAGAATCTTGAATCTGGAATCGAATATGTTAATGATTATTTTAATGAAGATTTAGATCTACCAAAAGCAGATATTATTACTTCAACAAATGTTTTTCAGCATACTCCAGGTGTTGAAAAATTTCTTGCTGCTATTAGAAAACATCTTTCTAATACTGGAGTTTGGATTTTAGAATTTCCGTATACATTAAGAACTTTTGAAACACTTCAGTTTGATCAATTTTATCATGAGCACTATTATTATTGGTTGGTAACTCCTCTTGTAAAGTTGTTTGATAAGTATGGATTGCGTATAGTTAATACGGAAGAGCAAACAATTCATGGTGGAACTTTGCGACTTTGGATCTCTCATAAAAAATATTCAAATCCAACTGGTGCTGCAGACGAGTATTTAAAATCAGAAAAGAAATTTGATTTCTTTTTGGCTTCAGAAAAAATGCACAAAAAAATTATTAAAGATAAGTTGTGGATTGAAAACCTAGATGGTAAAGTTGCTCTCTTTGGTGCTGCTGCAAAGGGATGCGTCTATTTAAATGCTCTTGGAATCACAACCAGAAATTTCCCAGACTCTTATATTGTTGATGATACACTGAATAAGCAAAACATGTTTGTTCCTGGAACAGGATTTGAAGTCGTCAATAGAGAAAGATTGTACAAGGAACAACCAGAATATTTGATTATCTTAGCTCATAACTTTAAAGACTATATTATTCAATCACTGCGTCCAAATTACAAAGGAAAAATTATTACAATGCTTCCTAGTGTGCAAATTGATCTTGGCGAGAACTATTGACAGGATTTGACTCTTGCACTATAATAAATAAGTACTTAAGAATTCTGTTGTAATTCTTAACAATCTAAATGTCGTTTAGTACAAAACAAAAAACTTATGATTACTCGTTCAATTCTTGCTGCTGCAGTTGCTGCTACTTCTTTGGTTGCTCCTGCAATGGCACAAGTCACCAGTGTTAAGCAATTGAGTGATGTTCAACCCACCGATTGGTCCTATCAAGCAATTAGCAATCTTGTTGAGCGTTATGGTTGTGTCGCTGGTTTTCCTAATGGCACTTTCCAACTTGGACAACCCGCTACCCGTGCTCAACTTGCAGCATTAACCAGCGCATGTCTTGATCGCATCAGTGAGTATCAAACCGCTGCCGATGCTGCTCTTGCTGCTGCTCTCCGTGCTCAGTTCTCCAAAGAGATTGCTGCTACTAATACTCGCGTAAGTGCTCTTGAGGTTGCCGCTGCTCAAAAGGCACAAGGAGTTGGTAACTATCTTGGACTCGGTGTGCTGCTGAATAGTGTTGGAACCGGTGGTAATCCTAACAATACTGTTTCTGGTGGAACTCTTCAAGCACGTTACGCTGTGAAGAACTTCTCTAATCAGAACGCTGTTTCAGTTCGTCCTTATATCAATGCCGTTGCTGGTCCTAATAGCCAAATCGGTGCTGCTGGTGGTGTGACTGCTACCTATGATTTGTCTATTGCTCGTAAAGCAGGCGTAAGTGCTGCTAACATCTATGCTGGTGTTGGTTATCAAGTTCCTTTTGTGAACAACGTACAATCTAACGCTCAAAATGCTGTGGGTCTTTCTAACGGACAAGCAGTGTTTGTTCTGGGTACGGAAGGTCGTATCACCAACTCTCTGGTTGGATTTGCTGATTTGAAGTTCCCTACGAACACTTCTGCCAATAACGGTAGCTATAGTCCAGTGTTTACGACAGGACTTGGATTTAAGTTCTGATAGTCTAACGTAACAGATAAAAATAACTATGGGGGTGCTTGACACCCCTTTATTTTTTCTATATAATTGTGTAATAATTCGTAATAAAACGAAAATGACTGTAACAACTAACGAACGTGGTCAGCAAAATATGTTTGCGAAAGAACCACAAATGTACATCTCTCAATCTGATGCAGAGCGTTATGCACTTCAAACACATGCTGAACGTGCCGAACTTGCAAATTCACGCTGGGCAATGATTGGTATTATTGCTGGCTTTATTTCTTATGCTATCACTCACAAGTTCTTCTTCGGTATCTTCTGATGACTGAACTTATTTGGACAGTAACCTCTGTTGCTTTTTTTGTGACTTTGAGTTATGCTGTGGAGAAACTTGCTGAAACTTATTAATGAGTGCTAATATGCTTGGGCAACTCGGTGTTGCTCTTCAAGAACTTGTAGAAAGTGGTGCCTGGTCTAACGATGATGAACTTAAAGTTTGTATCGCAGGCACCCTACCGAAAGACAAATTTATTG